ACTTGTCATAATTACGATAGCCCTCGACATTGCGAATCTTCAGCTTGAAATTCGCACCAGCCCAGAAATCGAAGGGATTGACGGCCTTCTCATCTTCAAACTGAGGTGTCATCATCTCATTGATCTTGTCAAAAATCTTCTTACCAAACTTGAACAGCTTGACCTTACCCTCATTTTGAGGATTCGCAGGATCCTTGACAACATAGATATTAGCAATATAAGAAAGGCGCCGCTTTTGCTTACGAGCGATTTCCTTGTCCTTATCACTACCGCTATTCCACAGCTTAGAGTTTAATTCGGCCACTGGATCTTTCTGACCAAGAGTCGTCAGAGAGTTTTCGATATACCAACCACCTGGGCCTTGAAACCCATGCGACCAAATACGAACCCAGGGAAGATCCTCACCCTTAGCAGCAGGAAGAAAACGAATCACCGCATAACCATTACCAGCCTTGTCAACCTCGGGTTGCCAAAAACGGTCATCGGATTCGCGCTGATTGGTGCCACCTGCTAGCTTACCGATCTCCTTAGTAAGGCGATCCAGATTATTGGTGGAAGAACGCTTCAATGAAGCGAAGTCATTAGTCATTTGTATATTCTCCGTATGTTTTGTATATTTTGTGTGTCTTGTATTTCACTTCGATCATGACCACACATCTACTTATATCATGTCGAACGGCCTGTGTCAAGAAATAAACACTTGACGCATGGTTTTCTTCAAAATAGATGCATCGGCTTTAACAAAGGGTCCGTATTTTTTCATCTTGCGAGACACATCAGGCCAGATGATTGTATCTTGAATACGTGCATCCCATGCTTGATGAAATCCCAAAACCCTATCAGCCAATATCAAACTCTCAAGCTTCACTTTATCACCAAGATGCAATCGAAGCACCTCAGGATGCTCACCATTAGTCTGCCATGCCTTATTAACATCCTGACATGAATCAGCTATGATTTGCATATCTTGTTTAAACATGTAAGAGATAGATTCCATATGCCGTTTCCAATCGACATAAGTTTTTTCGGCCTCTAGTGTAATCAGATCACCAACCCACTTGATGCCTTTACCTCTAGACATGTTTGCGACATAAAAATTAGTCAGATCATCTTTGTATCTACGTTCAAGTTTGCGAAAATGGAATACATCTTTTCTGATTTCAAATGCATTTTCGCTAATTGAACGTGTCTTACCCATATATTTGAAATAGTCATACCTATCCTGCGTGAAGTGAAGCTTCAGCGCGACATATTCTTGGTAGGCTTTCATTCCTTCCATTTAAACAGGGCGTCTCCCGTCCCCCTATCATTGAAATAGGTTTCAACCAGATCGAATCTATCTGACAAAATTGTGCGAATATCTTGAAAAGTGCAAGCACCCTCATACAAAGGAGTTCTACTAGCCTCACAGAAGATATATTTTGTTTTGGCTAATGTATCCTTCGCACCAGCCAATACCTTATGTTCACTACCTTGTGCATCAATCACAAGTAGATCGACGTTCATCTCCTCAAATAGTCCATCAAGCGTGGCACATTGAACTGTGATCTTATCGATGAAATTACATCTATGCATTTCGTTATTTGGTGTGCCATAAATGCTTGATGACATACCTTGATTATCTGCGATATGAAATTCAACTTCACCATCATAATCCATGCAGGCACATTCATATACTACAACTTTATTACCAGATCCCCATTTCTCAGCCAAACCTTGAGCGATACTAGGAATCGGCTCTATGAGAACTATTTTCTCAACACCTGATGCAATATAATGATCGACTTCAGCACCTGTAGATGCACCCACATGCACTACAGTTTGCGGCCGCACCATATCGATTATATTTTCAACTTTAATCTTCATCAGATAGGCAACCTTGGCTCATTAGCACGACGTTTTAATAAATTCAATTCATTAGCCTCGCTTGTCAATATCTTTTTGATGCGAGGTGTAATCAAACGTGGAACCATCTCAACTTCAATGCCAACAGATTCGCATACATGCATGATAGCATCTAGGTATGACATATTCTTTTCGATAACGATACGTTCGATTGTCGAAATGAATTTATCCTGAGACATAATTGATAACTCAGGCTGCATCATCTGGTACCTTAATGAGACCTTGAATCAGTCCACCGACATCTTTACGCACAATATCAATCGATTCCATATGCTGCGGCCAATAGATTTCAAGCGCCTGAGCATCTTGCGTGCATACAAAACAATGCACCTCATTTGGTGGCACCGCGGTGAAATCGCCAGGCCGAAGCACGGTCACATCTGTCAAACCGTATTGCTTTTCAGTATGAATTTCAATGATACCACTAATCACATAGAATCCATTCCAACGGTGTCGATGACTATGAAGCGAGCACCGAAAGCCTGCCTTTGTATTGATGCGATGCACTTCTACATTAGGGCTGGTGAACAAATCTTCCGTATCACCCCAAATTTTACCTAGTTTCATATTCAAACTCCTTTCTTCACAACATAGTCTATCTCAAGTAGCTTCTCAAGTACAGGGCAAAATTTGGCTAAGTGAAGCATATTAGGACCATCGCATGGAGCATTATCAGGATCCTGATGAACTTCCATGAACACACCAGCTACACCAACAGCCACGGCCGCACGAGCAATCGCAGGTACCATGTCACGATCACCACCGGATGATGTACCATATCCACCTGGCGATTGCACTGCATGAGTGCAATCCATTATGACAGGATAATTAGCAGGCGTATTAGCACGCATAAGCTCTAAGCTTCTCATGTCAACCACAAGATTATTATAACCAAATGTCGTGCCACGCTCAGTCTGCATTACCTTATTGCAACCAAATGATTCCAGCTTTGCGACAATATTAACCATCTCTTTCGGAGACAGAAACTGACCTTTCTTCACATTTACAGGCTTGCCAGTCTCGGCCGCAGCTTTAAGAAGATCAGTTTGCCTACATAAAAATGCGGGAATCTGTAATATATCGGCTGCTACAGATCCGCATTGCCAAGCTTCATGAACATCGGTAAGAACTTCGACACCGAGAACCTCTCTAACCGCATTCATACCATAATAGGCTTCATCAAATCCTACACCTCGATAAGATAGACTGCTAGTGCGATTAGCCTTATCAAAAGATGTCTTGTAGATAAAATTTACATCTAGTGATGTACATATTTCTTTTAGCGCACCTGCCATATCAAGCGCATGTTGCTTCGATTCAAATATACAAGGCCCAGCTATTACACTAAGCCTTGCTTCATTATGACATCCATCATAAAAAAATGACATTTTATCTCCTATAGAAAAGATGAGATCCTATTCTGATTGCATTTCTGGTATGGCCAGCCGATCCTGATATAGCATGAAAGCGAGTCGCACCATCCGTGAGGTCTGGGACATTGCCCGACATGACTTGAAATGCTAGATCATTTGCCATCTGCCACTGAGGGTCATCATGACGTGGAATTCTATTGCCTATTTTGCAATAATATTCGAATTGACATGTGGTTCGAGTCCTTTGACGTGTAACTTCGCATACGGACTTCGGATAATTTGGGTCTGAAACCCTATTCATAATAACATTAGCCACTGCTAACATGCCAACATATCTTTCACCACGCGCTTCATAGTATATAGCGTGGGCCAGACAATGCATATCTGCTTGACTCAATGTTGCAATATCAAAATCTGGTGGTGTCATATCAAGCTCCAAATCATTAATTGAGAGCGATACATTTACGGTCGGTTCACCGTGATATTGTTGCACTATGACAGGTTGGACTGGAGCTGCATCCGCCCTATGAACCATATCAATGGCAAAAGCGGTCAATACCGCACCAATCAGCGCGCCCAAGGCGACGCTTAATATCCTTTCCGACAAGGGTGTTATCCTTCTGTTGTTGATCCTGGCATCATGTAATCATGAGAGTCAGGTGGGGAGCTTCTGTTGCCCGGTGCTCCCCAAACCGCGCTTACCTATTAGGCAGCGAGTGCGACGGCAAAGCCGTTATCATTGGCACTTATCAATAGCGGTTAGGCCGCTAGCCGTCATCTCCGGTCAACCTTTACCATGCACGTCGATATCTATTTCAGCCCCAT